CATAAACTTGCCGCGAACAGAGTTAAAAAGACCTCGCCCTTCCCCAGCATTAGGGGTCACCAAGTCCAACACGCGCTTATAACCAGCAAAGGATACCAGCCAATTATCAGAGACGAACATGTTGTAGGTTTTCTGAGAATTGATTGTAGAATATCGGCTGAACGTGGAGCTGCCAACAACGTCTATAGCTATTTCTTTAGAGCCTGGTGTGTTGCTGGATTTTATCATTCTATCTTGTCCATGCGTTGCCCAAATTTACCTGACCGTAAGATAAAGAGCTTTGGCCTCCAAGGGTGGATGTAATCTGCAGCTCTAAATCTAAAACAGCTGACTTCTTAGATATCTGTTTTCTCAGTCTGATTAACGTGCGATCTAAACCTACTGGAACACTGTATTCATATTCTGTGCATAATCTTTCAGCCAATTCATACTTAAGAAATGTTAGATAATACCTGTCATAAGTAAGCAGCAAATTTTGAACTATGCTGGTGGTAACGGCCAACCCAAACTTGCCCCAAATTTCAGCAACATAAGCAACGTCGGGCTTAAAGTATAAGTAAATACTCGAGCCATTTAATGTTCGCTCTACCCTGTATTTATAAGGAAGTGACTCCACGTTATTTGCGCGGGCCTCTCCGAAATAATCAGTACGGCTTGCTTCTTGCCACATAGGATAACGAACCGTATCAATAACATAAGTCATTGAGTCTACGTCTATAAGATTGGCGACGTCGTACTGCTCTTGGCCAACAACCATGGTCAAGGACTGATTTGTATAATAAGGAATGGCTTTATCATCAATCAGCTTCTCAGCGAGTAAATCGTCTAAGATTTGCTGGCCATGTATGAGCTGGTCGCCAGTTACCGTCTCGAAATCACGAGATACGATCCCTGACACATAAAAAGCCTGAGTAATAAGCTGCGTGACAGTAATTGCCATTTATCATCCCTCTTAATTAAAGAAAAGGCGCTAACGCAAATTAGCGCCGTGCCTCAATTAAAGTTCGTCTATGTAACCGGCACATCTGAATGCTACAGTCGCAGTAGCAGAGCTTGTTGCATACATTACTTGCATGACAGTATTTAGACCGCATGGAACACGCAACAACTGAGCAGCAACATTACCTTCTTCATTACATGCATAGCCTGTTAGACCAGCTACAGCACCAAAAGCAGTCAGCGAAACGCTATCTCCGGCTGCATTAGGAGTTAAGCTAGTATATACCAGCACTTCTAAAGCTACTTGAGGAATCAAAGTAGTTAATACTCCGATTGATACAAGTGTTTGTGATGCTGCGGTTGCCGATGATGGAATTGCAATCCCTACAGTAGTAAGACCAAGCGTACCTGAGTCATACATCATAGTTCTGTCGTTGCCATTTCCTGTTTGGAAAAATAGGAAGTTATCGCTAGTTCCGTCAGTTCTAACGCACCCTAGGCGACGAAAGATATCGTATCCAGTAGGGAATGTTATAGCGCCAGTGTGAACAGTAGACAAGATAAGACCAACACCTTTAGAGCCGCTTGAATCGCCGATTATATACACAGAATACAGTGTGCTTGCTGCTACTGATCCTGTATCTATGCCGCCGATACCGCTTACTACATTACTAACTGTAGTTGCGTTTAATATTTCTAAAGTATAAAGACCTGTAGAATCCCGGCAAAAACCAGCAGAAACGCCAACCAGCTCGTCTGGAGTCGTTGAATCGTTGCTAAGTCTTAAACCGGCTAAGAAACCACGGCTTAATGCTGCAACTGGATTATTAATAGACATAAGCTAAATCCTCGTAGTGAGGGGCGCTTAGCGCCCCGGGTTAAATTAAAGTGGGAAGATTACGCTCATCGCATAATCAGCTACCAATGCTTTACCAAACAAACAGTCATGCACGAAACCTTGTTGGTTTTGTCCGAATAATGTTCCGTAAGTTTGACGAACAGATACGCCAGTATCAGAATCAATCGCGTTTCCAGTAACAAACGGTGATTGGTCTGGTAGTCTTGGCATAGCTAAGTACAATGGATCACCACTTGTAATTAAACCAGCTCTATGGCTCGGTAAAACTGTTGCTTCCATGTTAACCAAAATAGGAGTATTTAGATTTTGGTCTTTATTGTTAGCCTGAGCATTCAAAGGTGGGTCAAAAGTTACAGTAACTAATGATCCGCCAGTAGAAGCGGCATCTGCAGTAGCTCTCATTTGAATAGGTAAACCAGTTACTTGATGGCCAACAAAGGTCATGAATCTAACGTTAGATACGCCAGCTACGCCATCGCTAAATTGTAACTTATCATGTTTTAAAATCATGCTAGCATCAGCACCAGGAGCGCCGGATACTGAGAACACGATTGAAGATACATCACCATTTACATCAGGAACCGGAGTAGCATTTACAGTTAATGTAAGAGCGCTTACGCCAGCTGTTCCAGCTGTATGAACAGGCAACAAGTTTGAACGGTACCATTCACACATGTCGAAATTTCCAACTTCCCAGCTCATTGCATCTTTATCATTACGTGAAGGTGCAAATTGATTAAGACCATTAGCTATGATCCCAGGAACCGCTAAATTGCTCAAGTAACCTTTGCACATGCCAGGAGCCGCACCGAAATCACGGAACTGAGCTAAGGCAGCTGCCAATTGATTGTAAGAGTTGATTGGTGTAACGCCATTACCATAAAAACGGTAAGGTTCAGTTACACAGACTTCAGCAACGTTTGCTTCGATGTTAGCACCAAGCTCACGAATAGCCGCTTTACCAAAACGTTCCATATAGTCTTCAACGTTCAGCACTAATTGCTGTGAGTTAAAAGCATATGAAGTTGAACGCTGTTGATCTAAAGTAAGAGTTTTTACTCTTTGTGCAGATCCCTCGAAAGACGCAACAAGGCTAGAAGTGGTTGAATAACGTGGAGGTAATTCAAAACCTACTGTGTCGCCTAATTGAGCTTCAAAGTTTTGGAAGTCTTTAAATTTTGTATTTGCTGAAGAAACAAAGCAGCATAAATTTTGTAGAAACGCTAAACCGGACATCTGCCAGGTTTGGACGTTCTCTAGCGAATTACTAGGTAATGGCATATTAGTACCCTCAAATAAAGTTAAATTATTTAGGTACTAATTAATGGCCTACTAACTCAGCCTCTTAAAAAACTCGCGTTCTTAAAATCAGCTATCGTCTTCAGTTCACTACTACTAGTACCCGCTGTTGAAGGCTTGCCTCTAGGTAGTGGCTGATTTGTAGTGGACTTATTGCCTGTCGCGTCTCGGTTCAGCTTTATAGACTTCGCAATTTCATTAACAATGCGTTGTGCTTGCTTCCCTGATGTTCGAGCGGCTTGTGCCACTTGGACAAGTTTTTGCGGATTGTTTGCCAATTCATACATTATATCGGCAGTTCCCTCGGTGCTGTTCGCAAGCATGATGACATCAACAAACTCGTTCGGGTCAATGTTAGCAATAACTTCATCGAAGTCATCGTAACGCTCTCGCCCTGCAGATAATTTGCCCTCGTACTCTGTAACAAACTCTTCAGCTCTTTGCCTTTTAGTCTGCTCGTCATACTGTCTCTGTTTAGCTTCAAATTCTCCGCGTATCTCGCCTAAAACTTCATCTCGAATTTTCCTAGAGTCGATCACTGGCATGCCACCTATTCCAGGATTAACCGGAGCTGGTGCACTTACAGGGGACTTCTCTACTTGATTTCGAGCTTGTGCTTCAGCTGCACGCTCAAACTTTTCTGCTGTTTCACGCTTAGTCGCAACAACCAACTTGTCAACCTCGCTCTGGGGAACCATATGCTCCTGAACAGGCGCGGACTTCTCAACTTCTTCCATTAGTTTACCTTCCACTTTTAACCCCAAGTGATGGGTACACCCAATATCGTATTGGTAACGCTCATATTTACCCTAAATGAGGAGGTACACCACAGGTGCAAACGTGTAAGTCTTTTAGAGGATCACCCTTATGGGGCACCTACACCTGTGTACTTACAACTGTAGCAGCTACGCGGG